TTCGGCACTACAGAAAAGAACATAAACCTAGATCTTTTGTCCGATGAAGATAAGGCTGCGTTAGTTGAAGAACAAAAGAAAACTATCCTAGCAGAAGAAAAGGCCCGTCAAGCAACAGCATCTGCAACTATGGCCGAACAAGAGGCACGGGAGATTGAAACAAAAGCCTCTATGACACCTGAAAAAATTGAAGCTGCTGCACAGGTAGATGAAAAACTTCTTGAAGCAAACGAACTAAAAAGAATACAAGAAAATGCTATAAGACAGGCTACCCGCGAAAAAGTAAAAGCAAAAAAAGCAGAAGCAGATGCCATAACATCTACAGATGATCTTTCTGATTCATTAAAAAGTAAGATGGCAAAATTTGGCATACGTCTAGGAAAAGTTGCAGTGCCACCTGCGAGTTTTGCTTTATCTACATTAGCTGCAAAACAAACTAAAGCGGATGTTACTACAGAACTTAAAGAATTAGGATTACCCGGCCCAGTATCTGAGGTGGGTGGTGCAGTAGCAGGGGCTACAGAGTATTTACCAATACCCCCTAGCGACGTAATAGCGGC